ACTATTAGTTACATTCATAGCAGGGTCGGGAGCTGCTACAGGAAAACCTGTACACGCACTACCTACGTCTCCTATAAAAAAGGGAACATTATTATTTAAAACCGTATTTACATAACCAAAAGTAACTGTACTCATTTCAGTATAATTATTTCCATTCCACGAACATTTTATACCATCCGGAACATTAATAACGTCAAATTGAATTTTTACTCCACCTAGGGTTGTTCCTAAATCTACAGATACTCTGTAAATACCTTGTCCTCCATCGAAAGATAAACCACCACCACACGGAATATTACAACTCGGACACTGTTCTACTGCTTGTAGAGTTCCCCCTACTTGTCTACGAACACTTGTGCCGTCCGAATAATAATTATCTGCTGCTAATGTAGTTAAAGCAGCATCTGTAAATACAGATGTGGCATTAAGTAAATTATTACCGTTTAAATAAAATGTTCCAAATGTTGCCATAGTTTTATTATTTTAACAATTACACACTCCTATAGTTGATGATATAGTTCCCCCTGCTGTTTGAGTATAAGTAGTACCTTCCGCGGCACAAATAATCACCGACGTTCCCGGTGCAATATCTACATTAGTAAGCACGCCTGCACAGTTGGTGTATTCTACTTTAGCAGTTACTCCTGACACCCAACTTAAATTAAATTGTGTACAACCCACATCACACGCAAAACACTCACAGCACGCTTCTCTAATATCATCTGCTACTGAGGCTCCCGGCACTACATAACATAAATTTGCTTGTGTACTATCTCTATAATCAAATACTAAATATAAGTAATTTCCCACTAATCCTAATGGAGCTGTTGTTGTGAAGCTAGTAAAATATTGGGCAGGAGCTAAACTTGCATCTACAGGTAAAGGACCTGCTCCTGCTCCTGCTGCCGTTATAGCCGCCATTAAACTATTTATATCTGCCGGCGTGTTATTATATAAAGTATTAGTTCTTAAAAAATAATATTTATCTCCCGGAGGCACGTTATCAAAAACAAAAGTGTCTGAACCTAATACTCTTGTACGCATATATACAGTTGAGTTATCTAAAGGTATACCTGAACTCCCTTGAGGTCCGGTAAACATTTGATACTGCGATACAAGAGGGTTATCTGTTCCCGCTAAAAAAGTAACCGGAGATGAACTATCAGCAGGCATCAAAGATGATGTAAAGAGAGGGGGTCCATTGTTTGTAAAATTAGTTTGATTATGAATAGTTTGACCCGCTTCCCAATCATTAGTTAAACATACCATAACAACATTTAAAATAGTCGGTCCCGGACATCCTACTGTTAAATCAATAACAGGACTTCCTATACTCGCCGCCCCTTCTATTTCTACAGTAGTAGGAAAGGGAGCAGTTTTTTGAATCGTTAAACTTCCTGATGTAGCAGTGGGAGCGATAGGGAATACTGTACCGGAAGCATCAGGATATAAAGCGGCTCCTGCCCAAGTACCCGGACTTGTTATTTGCCACGTTATTACTACATCACCCACTACTTCTCCTACATCAATACAATATGTCCAAGTAGGTGTTACTGACATATCCACACTAAATTGTAATCCACAACCAATACAAGGTTGTACAAGAGGTAAGGCTGTATCGTTTATACTTAAAACATATTCATTCATATAAGGGTCAAATGCTCCAAGTTTTTGTTTACCCACATAAGTAGGGTCTATAAATCGGTCTCTAAACCAAGACCTCATACCCATTTCTGATACAACTTGAAGTTGTTCATTCTCCATAGCAGAACCCTTTAGTTGTATAACTGCCCCTCGTTTTTCATCTGTAAAAAATTTATCTGACCCATATTGAGTATAACTCTCAGGGTTATCACTAATACCGTACTCTTCTACTCTAGCGATTTGTTGACCTAATACTAAGGGTACTGATGTTAGAGCTCCTCCTCCTCCTGCGTCAGATAATAAATCTTTTCCTGCTAATACATAGGATATTTTGTGTTGTTGTAAAACTAATATATCTGTTCTCCTACCATCTAATTTCATTACTTCACCATAAGAATCTTCTAATGGTTTAAAATTTGACAGCCCTAAGTTAAATTCGTTTAATTTATTTATATTACTTTCATCATTAATTACTCCACTATAAGTTAAATCAGCAAATCTATCTGCCTCACCTGTATCTTGTCCGGCTGTAGCATAACCTCTATTTCCTAAAGTAAAAGATTTGCCCACCATAGAATCTTTTATCTTATAACTCTCTACCCCATTACCAAAAGCATAACAATTAAAAAATTGAGAAATAATAATACCCGGCACAAGTGCTGTTTGGTCTTGATTATCTGTTCCATAACGACTGATATTTCCTAAATGAAATCCATTTGCATCTATAGGGTAAGATGCTTCTCCTTCATACCATAAATCAGGTAAAGCGTCCGCGGGTTTAGTTTCAAATACTAATACGTTATCCGCTGTATATACTTCAAAAGTTATCCTTAAACTAGAACGTAATTTTTTTCTATAACTTGCTCCCGCACAAGCTCGAGTTCCGGTAACAATTAAAAACAATCCGTCTGCTACACCTCCATCCCACCATTGGAAGAAATTAGTACAATGCTCACACCCTACTGCGTTTTTAGCAGAAGATAAAGTAGGATAACCTCCTCCCGGTGTTAATAGAGTAGAGTTATAAGAGTTAGCTATATCACAATCTCCTGCTCCTACATACCAATAATCAAATACAATATCAGGGTCTCCTGTTACAGATTGCGCTATATTATCACCATCCCACCAAGCCTTTGCATTGCTATAATCTTGACTTACCGTAAACCACTTTTCAAATTCCGCTTCTCTTCTTTCACAAGCACTTTCCCCTTGTCTAGAACCTTTTCTTTCCCATCTCATATCTATCCTTACACGCGTTCCCGCAGGAAAATCAACAGGTTGGAAGTTACCCGGAGTCGTCTCTTCTGAAAAAGGATAACCTATTTTAGGACACTCTCCCCCTGTTTTTTTAGTTTTAGATTTTTGTCCGGGTAAATAATAAGAATCTTCGGGCATTACCGAGTTAAAATTATTATTATTAATCTTCATATATGCACCGGGCATAGGTATTAACTCACTTATCGTACCGGGGTCGGTTGGTGAAATAGCTAAAAAATCTCTTGGTTGAACTTTCTTTTCTAATACTGTTATTTCTAAACACGTTCCTATAGCTCCATCAATATCTGTCTTTAATCTTAATACATCTCCTTCGGTAACTTTAGCTGAATTTTCTCCCTCAAGTAATACGTACCCATAATTTGTTTCCTTAGCTGTATATACTATATTACTAAAAATAGTGTTAAAACCTATTACGTCAGGCTTCATAACAAACTTATATCTTTTTGCCCAAGCCGGAGCTCTCATATCACTAGGTATAGTAATCTTTGCTCTATTTTGGTTAATAGAATCACTACAAGGAACATACATAGTATTAGTAGCACTAACTAAAGCTTGTGTTGAACGATTTTATTCATCCATATAGACTATTCCCAATTCATATCCCCTATCACTATGTAGGCTACTAGGAATTGTTATATTTCTATATGAAACATCTGCTTGAGTAATTTCATAATATTGCCAAACCGCTTGACTAAAACTATATAAAGGATTACCTGTGTTACAAGGGTCATTAGGGTCAGTAGCCATTGGGGGGGCAGCATTAGTATCAATATATAATATTGCCGGTATAATAAGGTTAAACTCATCCGGTGCTGTAGCTAGCGCACTTATTTGTATACCCTGTCCTGATGTATAATTAAAATCATAACCACTTAAAAACCTACTTAAAGTGTCTACAGGAGTACAAGTAGCACAAGAACCCGCTGCCGGAGATGCAGGAGTAGTATGCGCATTAGGTACGGTGCAATTAAATACCTCACTCCAAGAAGAGCTAAAGGTACAACTAGGATATTCAATAGGAGTACATACCGTATTAGTACCTACATTTGAATCAAATGCTGTACTTACAGCTAAAGCAAATCCGTTGACAAAATCTTCCGGTAAGGTAAATGCAAAGTTTACATAAACTTCATCCGTAGGTGTGTCAGGAACTGCGCTACCGGCTGCTTGAGTAAATGAATGATGAGTTAATTTTAAACCTACCACTAAAACACCTCCTGCCTCTAAATTTATTCCCGCAGTATTTATATTTAAACTTGCGTTTGGAATAGTAGGGGAAGCACCATTAAGGTTATTATAAGTATAACTATTTAATGTAGTGGTTAAAACATCTTCTTCTATTGCTGTACTTAAATGTTCCACTTCAAAATTAATATCTACTTTTTGTCCGTCTGCATTTAATAAGTCGTAACCTTCTACATAATTACCATATACCAATCTATTACCCATTAATGTTTGAGCTTTAGCGTATCTAGGAACATTATCATAAAGTCTTAATATTTCTGACTCCGGTAATACGGTATATATTTTACTATTATCAAAAAAGTAATTATAAACTGTATTATCTAAATATCCAACTTCATTTTTATTAATCCTTTCAATTACTTTAATAACATTACTATCCGCTTCTTTAAATAATAAATCAACTTCTTTTACAAGTTCGTTTCCTGAATTAAATATAATAGTAGCTGAGTTATTTATATTCAACATACCATCATTTAAAAAGGCATCAGGACTAAATTGAAAGTTTCCCGGCACAAAGGCGGGAGAACTAAACTGAGAAGTAGCCGAATATTCTCCATCTTCATATCTATATCTATACGCAAAACATATAAACCTTCCTTCCATAAAGTTTTCTTGACCTGCGGTTTCTGCCGTAGTAACTTCAGGAGATTCGGCAGGCGGTTTTTTTATTACGTTTAACTCTTCGGCTGTAATTTGGTCTACGTTACCCGGTTGTGTAGGGTAGGGATATCCTCTTGTAAAATTAATTTTTCTAGGAGGATTATAGTCATCTGTCCAAAAAAACAAATCATCTACTAAATTTACTCCGGTAATTAAATAAGTAGGATTAAAATTTAAAGTAGTATTACCACCTGTAGCAATACTTACTACGTGATAAATTAAAGCTTGAGTAATAGTATTATAAGAAACAATCATATCAAGCTTATATGTGACACCCCCTAAAACAAATGCAGGGTCGTGAACAAACCAATATAAAACATTAGTAGCAGAATCTTCGTAAGCTCCTATACACTTAGCAGAAATACTTAAAGGTGTGTTAGCCGCATCAATATAAGTAAGGGTAGTTAATTGCTCATTACCTTTAGCGTTTCCTACAGACCCTACTTCGGATTGTTCGGTAGAACCTAAACGAATATTCATTGCATCACGATACTCTCCTTCAGGTAGTAATCGTTCGTCTATAGCCTTATTCATTTTCCCCGCTACAAAGGTTCTTGTAATGTTAGCTGATTTTCCCATAACTTTATTTTATCCATTTATCACGCCCTCTTAAATTCATAAGAAGTCTACCGGGATGAATATTACTAATTCTAATTTTAGCATTTCTAAGCAATGCTGTTTTCTCCTTTCTAGTTCGAGATACAAGATATTCTTGAGCACCTTGTTTACTATTTAAAATAGCAAATTTTAGATAGGCATATATGTAATCCTCAAATAGTTTGTTTACCATAATTTCAGATTCATTTCCATTTTCCATACCATCTGAAACATATTCTAAAATACATTTTTCTCCGGACATTGTAGAGTTAAAATTAATAACACCATTTCTTTTATCTATAGTGAAAGTAGGATTGGAATTAGCCGTTTCGGTATTTAAACCATAACGCGCGCCTATAGCATAATCAAAAAACCATCTTCCCTCCCAATAATATCCTTCTTCATTATTAAATTGACTCCCCTCATTTAGGTAAATACTTTTTTTAGAACCTTTTATTCTATCTATATCTAAATTTGAGTATTCAGGACTTAATGCTTTTCCTTCTTCATCAAACAAAATATTATTATCGTTATCTTTTAAATAAGCCAAAGCGCTTCCCACTTGAATGTTTTCAGTTAACGGTCTCAACCAACCATCTTTATACAAAGATATTCTCACCCAATTTACATAATCAGATGGAAGAACAAATCTTAATGCAGAATCTACCGTCATCTCTAACACTTTTATTTCCTTAAACGCATCATAATTTAATTCTTGTATTCCTCTTTTAGCGTGAAAAATAACTTTATACCTCTCCTCATTGTTAATTATAGAATGGTTACCATTATATATTAACATAAAATTGTTAACAATATCTCTTAAACTTACATATTGATAGGAACCCCAATTAGCATTAGTAGGGACAACACCATCATTCTCATAATAAGTATATTGAGATATATAACTCTTATCTGCTTGTGTCCATTGGGACGTACTCGTTTGGTTAGGAATTGCCATAATTATGCTTCTTCTTGGTTATTAGTTTGTATTTCTGTTGTAGCGTAATTAGCTACATCTATTTCTCTTATAGATACTCCGGCGTACTGTAATATTCTTATAATTAAATCTGCATAAGAATCTTTCGGTAACTCAAAATCTTGATAATCTACTTGCGATTGGTCAAATACAGGCTCCCCTCCTGAAATAAGAGAAAAAGTCCATTTAGGGTCTTGAGGGTATCTTATATATTGACACGTAACAAGAGGTCCATAATTTTGCACCGAACCTGCAAAAGTATTTATTTGTTGAGTTATTTGTGTAGTAGTGACAGGATAAATATTAATTGTATTTCCATTTACTACATAAACAGGAAAATCAAAACTTGGAGCTGTTAAATTAGAGCTCAATAGTCTAGCTAATCTATTTTGGTGAATCCTTTCTATATCTACTACATACTGATTACTATAAATAGAATAAGCTTCAATTCCCGGACCCTGAAAAAAGTCTTTAGAGATGGAAAGAACTTGATTAGATAGTTTAGACATCACGTAAGCATACGCTTGCGTATTTCCCCCTAGTAAAGAACTTATATTAATAATAAAATCTCCCGGAGATACACCTTGAGTGTTTTGAGCCGGATTCAACTCTACCCTAAAATTCACAGGTGGAGGGGGAGCAGGTGGCACTGTAAGACCTGTTTGAATAACAATTTTAGGTCTATAGTTGATTCTATTAATTAAATAATAATCCGCAGGTAATGAATATAAATTAGTATAATTCCCGGTAGATAAAGTTTGCGGAGAACTTGTTAATATAACTTCTTGAGAAAATATATCTATAACTTCTTCTATTCCTTTTTTAATATCCGCATATCCTGTACCTGATTGTCTTGCGTTTTCTTTATTTATCTGATAGTTATATTCATAAAACATATCCTCGAAAACATCTAACTGTGCCTGCTTTGCATACAAGTTAAAATCTTGAGGTGTTATATAACCATAATTGTTTTTATTTAAAAATGCAAGTACCGCATTTCTTACTTCGTTTATCATAACTACAAAGATAAGAAAAAAAAAGAGGGCAAGTTTTTTTGCCCTCTCTTCAATTTTTCAATAACACAATTATTACGCAACTGTGTCAATTACTTTTGATAAAGTTACACTAATGGTAGCATTGGTATATGATTGTCCCCATACAGCTACTAGAGCATCTTCAATAGCAACTTTATCTGCTGCTACAAAACTCCCCGCAGTGTTCTTAAGAACAATTTGTTTATCCGCATAATTAAGGGTAATATCCCCTGCATTTAAACCTACATATACTACATCACCTCCAAAGTTAAACTTACCATCTTCAAATACTAAATATTTATTCATAATTTCTAAGTTTTAAAAGGTGAATACTAATGCTGTTACCGTTTGGCTCAAATCCGGTATAACAACTTTTACTTTTCTCCAATTTTCTTGTTGAGCCTGTTTGATAACACCAAACACAATGTCTACATCAGCCTGTACTAAACCCGCTGAGCC